GCAACACACCAAGATCTTCTTCCAACACTCGTGAAACAGTCACCAAGTTATACCACTCCATGGTGTCACGATCAGGATGTACCTCATTATCATCGCCAAAGACGACAAACGCAACATGACGAAAAAACGAATCCAACGATAGCTCACTTTGTTTCATTCCTCTCTGACGACAAAGTCTTTTCCAAGCATAAAACAAGTAAAAGAAGTTGATGTAACTATTGTCGTCACTAGTCGTAGGCTTGCCACTAAAAATTCCTCCGGGAAATTGAACTAGTTCATGATCAAGCTGAATAAAAGGTCGGACTTCAGCTTCAATGATTTGTTTGCGTACCAAATCATCTTGAGCAGTGCATTTCATATCACACGCAGCATAGATAGCACGGTAAAGATGGCCAGGAAAAGCAACAACCCAATCTGGATGGTGAGCATCAAAATCACTATAATCACCGTCAAAACCGAATTCATTCTTCGACAACAATCCTCGGACCATAAGATCCCATTCCAAACTGGTGGCATCAATTCCAACCTTGACTGGTGAATCCAATCTCAACTCGCGCAACAAAGCAACAGCACTGTGAAAATACATCCGATGTGCAAGCACGTAATGCAACGGCGATGGTGTGAATCCTCGCGTTTTTGGCGTAACACGAACTCGATCAAGTGGTCTCACTTCATCTTTCAGAGCAGTCTGAAAGATGATTCCTGGAATCAGCCCTTTACGACTGACTTCAATGAACTGATCAACACTGTGATTCAATTGCCTGCCGAGATCAGTATTCATATCGATGCGATAGATGTTATTCTCGTCATCAAACCTGAAGAACTCGTGCTTACCCCCGTGTTTAACACGGTATTTCCACGGGAAACCAGCACTACTGCTACGATTGATGGGGTTAGACACATCGAAGTCGCTACATCTGTTGATGGCCTCAGTTTTTGTTAGAACTCGGCAGTGTTTACCACTGCGTATAGCCAGACCAACATAGAATTCAATGATTTCACGCATGGCAACTTCTGCATCTTCAGCGTCAAACTTCGTCGGTGGTGGGACGTTCCATTTTGCTATGCTATCAAAGCGTACATCGCCTTCAAAATCAGAAGGGAGTCTAGAATCTTTGTTAGACAACACTGTTGGTTCATGACAGACAGGCAAAAATGGTGGAGATAATGGACTTCTCCAAAAACTCGTCTTTGAAGTCTGAAAATTCGCAGGTTTCGCAGTGCCAACAAAGAAAGCATCGTCAATCTCAATAGGCTCATCCAACAAATCAACTTGTTCGCCAGCAACAAAAACACGTTCAACAGAGGCAAACTGCGCTCGCGTATGCAAATCAGTGAAGTCTTCCTGATAAATATCAGCACTAACACCTTTGTT